TTTTCTTTCTCTAAGTTCTTTAGTAATTCTTTAGGTTCTTGTTTATGTGTCGTGCGTTGTGCTGTGCGTTGTGCCCTCTGTTGTGCTGACCCTTTACCAGTTTCTGGTGGAAAAGTTTGATAATCCGCGTAGTGTAGGACTTTAATCGTTGTGCCCTTCGTTTTAGTTTTTTGTACTTCTATCATTTTGTCTTCTTCCAGAAGTGACAGAAAACGATCTACTGTTCTTCGAGTTGTACCCCAGGTCTCAGACAATTTCTTGATGCTCGTGAGGCGCTGGCCAACTCCTATGGTGATCAAGTTGCCATTGACCAGAACCTTCCTCGGCTCGTGATTGACCATCATGATTAAATCCATCCACCATTTCGCGTATCGCTCATTTCCGTTCGCCCAGATCCAATTTGAGCGGATGGAGCGATACAGCTTGATCCAACCTCCGTCCGCCATCAGATCACCTCTGCTTTATCGACAAGTACCAGTCAGGTGATGTTGGATGAGGATCATAGACGAAAAACTCGGCTGGTGTAACTTGAAGATATTGGCACAGAATATCGAGTGTGCTGAGTTGGATCATCTTGCTACGGTTATAAACAATGGACGCCAAGGAACTTCGTGAGATTCCCGTATCCACTGCTACTTGATTTGTCTTAAGTTTCCGTTCTGCCAGCAGCACTGCAAGATTATTTCGAATAGCCATCAGCTCACCTACTTATCTACGCTGTCGTCGCCATTGAAGAAATCTTCAGCCTTTTTGGCAGTCTCTGGATCAACCGAATCCGGATCTTCATCCTCGGTGGCATTAGATGCCCATTTCGGATCTGTCGAAAGTTCACCGGTTTCAGCATCGTAAACTTGCGGCTTCTCGTCCTTAACAACCGCGTCCTGCATCTGGATCGAAAGGATTCCCCACTTAGACAGCAAATCGCGGATCACAGTCTTCGTGGCCATGGCGTCAAAGTTTGATTTCCAAACTCCTGACCGCTGTCCGTTGTAGTTGCCAGATTTACTGTATAGCTTGCGGTGTTGATCCATCTCCTCAACTGTCCAGTAAGTTGTCTTCTGAAAACCGTTCAGCAGCTCAAAGTGTCCAACGTATCCCACGACTTTTTCGCTGGTCTTTTCACCGCGTTCATAAGTCTCTGAGAAGGGATCCCAGTTGGTGATCTCACCCTCATGAACAACTCGGGCATTAATCGATTTGTATTGACCTGTTCTCAGGGCTAACTGAATATAACCGCGGTAACCCATTTGTGGTTGAGCTCGTTTCAGATACTTCCCGGTGGCCTTGTCCTTTTCATTGAAGGGCACAATATACATATAGCCGAGGTTGGGATCGATAGGCAGATTGAGTGTGGCTGCAACCATCGCCGATGAGATAACGCTCATGGCATCGACGCCTTGAAGTTGCTGACTACTATTGACCACATTGATGATCGAACTAGTGAACTGCTGCGCGCTTTTACCAAGCACCTCGTTGAACCGTTTCTGCATAGCTGGTGCACTCAGGAGATCTTTGACCACCGATCCAGCACTGGATTTACCCTTTGCTTGTGAGACTTCATTTAATTGTTTTTGCAAAGATGTTGTCGCCATTAGTCTTCATCCTCCTTGATCGGTGTAATCCGAAGATGCTGGATCTCGCTTGGCATAACGATCAAACTTGATCCGTCTTTGTCATCAATTGTCACCGCACCAAACGTGCCATCAGGAACGTAGACATGATCAGCCTCTCCTGATAAATGTCCATGATTGCTGTATAAATCGTATGCAACGTTGTAATAGTCCATATTCAATCTTCTTTCTTTTTATTAATTCGTAGAACGCGACTACCTCGCCTGTTCTTGTGATTGGTAATTCTGAACTCTTCTGTTTCCGCAGCAGAAGCATCTTTCATCTCCTGCCGTACTCGATTGGCAATTGCATCAATTAACTTGGACGTGCTATTGACGGAGTTGGAAAGCTCTTCTCGGTTCCGGAGCAGCTGATTTATGTCATGGCCAAGTTCAATCACTTCGCCGTCCTCATCCGGATATAGCGATTTGAGTGCCGCAGTAGTTGCCTTATCTCCGTCAATGTCTGGTTCCTCATCGTGAAGGATGTGCTTTGACCACCAATCGATGAGCCTCGGCTCAAAAGTGTCAATAGCTTGTTGATCGCGATCAACTTTCTTCCATCCAAAACTGTGACCACCTACGAGATAGGCAAAATAGACATATGGTCGATCCAAGACGTACATGTAGTGCTGTACCTGCAGTTGATACGCAATTGGGATATTGTCATCTGCCCATTCGCTAGATTTATATTCCATTGCTGTCTTGATTTCGAGAAAACCAGGTTCTCCAGCAATATCGCGATCAATATTGGCTCGGAGGAACTCATGATCCGGTCGATAAAAGGTTTTGTTTTGGCGATACACCTTCTTACCACTGACTTGCTCAAATTCCTTAGCCAGAATTGGTTCCATGATCGTTCCCCAATGAGTGAACTCATTGCCAGTATCATTAATCGGCAAGCGACCCGTCTTTTCAGCCCAGACACTGTATGGTGATCGCCAAGGCGACATGCCAAGAATGGCAGCTACATCAGAACCACCAATTCCTTGACGGCGAAAATCTAGCCATTCAGCATGATTGAGCTTGGCAGTACTGATATACTTTGGTTTCATAACAACCCCCTAGTTGATGACCTGAGTGGCACCGAGACTGTCTAGGAATTCAAGTGCTTCATCTTCATCAAACAGCTCACCCTGATAAAGCCAGTATGTGTGGCCAGGATGAAGCGCATTGCCTTGGTAGTCTTCCAGTTCCTCAAACTTCGACTCTTCACCCCAGCCACTTTTTTCGGCATGGTGAAGATCATTGATGTTGTCCCACTGATGCAAGCTCATTCGATCCACTGCCTCCAATTTCCTTTGTGGCCTAAGCAGTGACCAACAATCACGCCGAAGCCACCTGCAATTAGTAAATAGCCAATCATTATTCACCAATTCCTTTCGCAATTTCAGGAAAGTAGTTACGCATAAACTCAGAAAACTTGACTGGTTCGAAAGTCCAATCTTTGCCACCATCTCCCGCATACATGACCATTCGATATCTGAGAATTTCCATAAATTCTGGCTTTTCCAAAATGTTTTTCTTTAGCCAACGCATGTCATGCTTATATCGCTTGACAACATCCTTTGTTGACCACCACTCTGACATGTCGGCACGCTGTTCAAGATCTTTACGTCGACTGGTTTCAATTAGCTCCCAACCTGTCGGTAAAGTGACCGTAATTTCTGGTTGTATTTTAAAAGCATCCGTGTTGGTTCACCTCTCCAACTTTTGTGCCTCAAATGACGAAAACTCGTCTACTCGAGTGATTGCTATAAGCCCTAAAGCAACTATTCCAAGCAGTCCAACCCGCAGCGTTGCATGTGGGTTTTTCTTTTGCAATTCTCTAGAAACTGCTGCTTCTAACAAATCAATCGTCTGGCATGCAACCACCGGCAATTCTTTTCTAATCACCTTTTGCGACTCCAAACGTACTTCACTCCTTTATTGCTGATCGAATGGCAGCCAATCCCTTTTTTGTGTAAAGCCATTGCGGCACTTCTTTGTCACTGTGCTGTGACTTGCTGGCCGACCAACGTCCGAATTCATTCTGGCCAGGTTGCTCTGCTTTGATCCCGATTCGATTGGCAATACGTCCTACCTTATTTGAAGTGATGCCTAACTTTTCAGCCACTTGGGTAGCGCTGAACTCCTCTGTTCGCATTGTCGGCAACACCATCTCACCAGTGATTGCTTCAGCCGCCTTTGCCAACAGCGCCTGCTGCGAGCTAATCGATCCGGCTTTCATAGCAATTCGGTACAAAGCGTTCGCTTGTCGCGTCTTGGCATTGGTCATCGCAATCTCTGCTTGTTTGACAGGATCCAGCTTTTTAATCGGCAGTGACTTGATCGTTTTTTCCATTGCGTTAAATGCTGAGATGTATTTCAGCTTGAATTGATCTGCAGCCTTCCCGGTGAAACCAAACGCAATGAACGTAAATCCATCACGATTCATGAAATAGACCTTTTGTTCTCGGCCTCGCGAGTCGGTATAGGTGCTTGCCTCGAACATCTTTTTGTAATCGGCATAATTTTGTGCCGATTGAATTTTGTCCTCGATTGCACGAAGCACAACTTTGTGCTCCTTACCGAAAACTTCAGCAACCTTCAGGCTCGTAGTAACTGCCTGTTGCTCATGCATCATCACTAACCCATTCACTTGGATTCCTCCTTTACCTTTGCAAGAAAAGCGATAACAGCGGCGCGATTGCGTTCCGCTGCAGGGCCAAACGCCATTCCGCCCATCAAATCCCGTACATATTGACTTGACCAGCCAAATTTTCTTGCGACCTCGGCTTGTGTTAGATCCAAGTCAATAAGTTGCTTTTTGAAACGCTTCAACATCGTTGACATACCAGTGGTCACCTCCTAAAAAATTAGTTTAGTTTTCAGTTGAGTTTGATTGACACTAAGTGTTACTGGGTATAATATCTAGGCATAGAAAAATCATCAAAAAAGAGTTTGCTTTTATACCGCCTGCCAGTGGATAAAGTCTCTTTCTTTGGCCTTTTTCAAATCAAACTTAACTGATGGGTACAGTATAAAACCCAGTTGAATATAAAGTCAACAAAATTCAACTCAATTTCAAAATTTTTTGGAGGGATTTTTATGAGTGCCCTGTACGACCGCATTTATTCGCTTGCCAGAACTAGAGGAATGTCAATTCCAGAGGTTGCAAAAAAGGCTGGTCTGAGTTCTGCAATTATCTATCGATGGAGGACTAACGACGCCAACCCAACAAAGCCTTCATTGATCGCCGTAGCAACAGCATTAGGCGTTTCTGAAGATGAATTAGTTGGAAAAAAAGAAGTAGATCCACAAGAAGAGCTCGCTAGCCAAGTAGGTGCGCTCTTCCGCTCAGTGGTTAAACAGCAAGACCTTGATGAAGATCACTCTAAAGACCTCAAAGAAGAAATGGAAGATCTCTTAAAGGTTCGCGCACGTCGATTGAAGGCAAAGCAAGATGCAAAAAATTGATTATGGTATTGCCAATAAATACGCTCACCAACTTGAAGCTTATGTTACAAGTCACTTCAACAATGCTATAGAATATGACGCCACCCCGTTTGTCCTGGCAGAAATTCAAAAGCTAACGGATGACTTCTTTGCTTATCCTCTTCGTGATGGTCTACTCGGCACCACTCTTGTTGATTCGGCAGTCACGGTAACAATCAGCGATAAAATCGCCTATGGTCCTAGACGCTACTTCACTTGCGCGCACGAGCTTTGTCACGTTTTGATCGACAAAGAATACATCAGAACGCATCCTGGAATTGACGTTGAGGACGAAAATGGGCTTCCGAGCTCAAAAGATAATCCAAAAGAACGAAGGGCAAACCACTTTGCCGCGTTGGTTCTTCTCCCGGATGAGATACTTAACGCAGTGATGATGGAGAAGAAATCGAAGTTCTATATTCGTCACCATCAGAAAGTCTCTTTTGAGACTCTCAAGTATCGTATTTCTGACTTTATTCAACTCAGGTTCTTGCTTCCCCGTTCAATGGCTTTGAAGATAGCTGCCGCGTTTGCCGATAAGGAAGCAGATCCTTCTCAGCAAAAAGGCATCTATGATTTTTGGCGTGCGGCTGAAGATAGAAACATCAGCCTTCTGACTCGCGATCGTATCATCAAGAAAAATAATGATCTTGCGCATGGACTTATAAATCCAATGATTTTTGAAGACCGCAAGCGAAAGAAAAGGGTCAGAGAGCAGAACAAACTCGCTATGAAAGTGTTGGACGACTTGTATCAGCCAGATGATAAAACTGGTTTCTATATGCTCGCCGATAATTTCACTCCATATTTAGACGAAGAACTTGATCAGCGAGATTCCGCAAAGTAAAAAAGCCCTGATCCATCAGTCGGATCAGGACAATGTGATACTTCAAAAATATAGTACCACGGAGGTTATTATGAAAAAAGTAATTGGCTTCGCAATGATCGCCCTTGCGTCATTGAGTCTGGCAGCTTGTGGTAGTCAATCAAACGGCAAGTCTGCAAACAAAAGCGGTGACGTTGCATCAAAGTCTGAACAACCAACTGCCACCAACAAAAAGATTGCAAAGGAACTTGAGGCCAAGTTTAACACAGACGGCGAAAAAAATGTTGAGACCAAGATTCAAACGGACGTGGCAGATGATACCGACAAGACTGGCCATCAAGTGATTCAGGTCATTCTCACGAATCAAGATTCACTGAAAAACATGAAGGCTGCCAAAGACGCCCTCGACAGCAACACTGCTAATGACACGCAGAAACTGTCTATCAAAGGCGTACAGGTCAACGTCGAAGAAGAGGCCAAGAAACTCGCCAATGACAAGGATCAAATCGAATTCGGGTGGACACTTGGTTCCGCTGATCAGCTAGATCTGATTGCTAAGTCAACTAAGACGAAGAACTTGATTGACATCGTGGAATAAGCACTAGAAAAAATGGAGGTCTGTATGCCGACGTCTTCATCAATTGACCAATACGTAAAGGATCGCGTCGAAGATCAAATCCAATGGTATGACACAAAATCAAGCCAGCAAAAAAATTGGTTTTACTTTCTCCGGACGATCACAATAGTTACTTCTGTACTAGTTCCATTTACCGCCGGGCTTGTGGTCTATTGGCGCTATTTTCTTACTTTTACTTCTTTTTTAGGGATTGCCGCTTCTATCGCTGAAAGCATTTCAAGTCTTACAAAGGTCCAAGAAAAGTGGATCCAGTATAGAAATATAGCGGAACAACTCAAACATGAGTTGTATATGTTCAAGATGAAAGCTGGTGTATACGATGACTCCAGGTCAGACATCGACAAAACATTTGTCGAACGGGTAGAGACCATCATCTCAAGCGAAAACGTGAATTGGGCAAATTTGAACAATAACTCTAAGGAAGGTAAATAAAAATGGGACACAAGTGTTTTATTTCATTCAAAACAGAGAACAAAGATTATAAAAATCAAATCCAAAACGATCTGGACGTTGACATGATTGATCGGTCCTTAAATGAACCTATAGCTTCAACCGATGAAGATTACATCATGCAGAAAATACGTCAAGATCATCTACTTGATTCAACAGTAACTATTACACTATTAGGCTCATATAGTGCAGAGAACTCAATGACGGAGAATCAAAACTTTATAAAAAGAGAAATGCAGGCGTCTCTATACAATTCCCCTAACGGCATTCTCGGTGTTGTTCTCCCCGAAATGTACGAGTCGGTTTATCGAGGCCAGTTTACATGTTCAATTTGTGGACAAAAGCACAATTACGTAAACATTGACAACAGCACTACGATACGTGAGTTCAACTATAATTATTATCTTCCACTAGCAGCAGGAAAGCACATCTGGTCCGAAGAGGACAGATATTGCGTATTAGTCCGATGGGATGATTTTAAGGTTGATCCAAATGCATACATCAATCAAGCCTTCGATAAACGGACTTCACCGGCTCGTGACAAGATTAAGGTCTTCCCAAAATAAAAAGTGCCCTCAGTTAAGGACACTATACGTTTTTTCAAAAATTTCTCTCTTCACAGGCCATTGTTCACCATCAGGTCCAGTGATAATCCAGTCGCCTGGATTGGCATGCATTGTACCTTCAAGTGTCTCGATATTCAGTGGCTTGTCAGTTTGATATGCCTTTACTGGGATTGGCTTTTTAATAACGTTAATTGTCTTGGACATACAATCACCACCTTGGTTGTATTCTAACACAAAGGTGTCTACCCCATCGCCTATAAAGCTTAGGTAAACGCAACGTAAAAGCCCTAGCAACAATAGCTTATGAAGTACGCTCTTTGCGTGCCTCGTTACATCAAAGAGGGAGGCAAGTAACATGGCAACAATCAGCATAACCCAAGAAAGCACTGGCAAATGGCGCTACCGTGTTTACTATTATGACAACCAAGGTATACGCCACGCCAAAAGCAAGCGTGGCTATGCCCGTCAAGCAGCAGCTAAACGTGATGCCCAGATCTTAGCCTCCGAATTAGAACAAGGCGCTAACATGCTTGATCGCGAAGTCGGCTTTGTTAACTACTTTGAAGAGTGGCTCACTCGCTACAAGCGAGGCAAACACGCCAAGGTTACCGAAAATCGGTACGATTATTTTAAAACGGCGTTAAAAGACTTCTTTGGTGTCGCTAAACTCAAAGACATCACCCTTGATCGATGGCAAGATTTCATCAACAGTTACGGCAAAACACATGCTAAGGATACTGTCAGAAAAATTAACGCCTATGTACGTGGCATGGTCAAGGCTGCCATCAACAACCAAATACTTAACCGGGACTTTACTCAGGGGGTTGAGTTTGTTGGCAAAGCTGCAAAAGATCCTGGCCTTAAATTTCTTGAACTCCCCTTTTTGAAAAAGCTCAAAGACCTAGTCTATAAAACAGCAAATTTCCAAGCGAATACTTCATATGCAATTGCCGTCGGACTAGGCACTGGAATGCGATACTCCGAAGTGGTCGGCTTGACATGGGCTGACGTCGATTTCAAAAACCAGCAACTCAATATTGATAAAACTTGGGACTATCATTTCGGACAAGGCCTCATGCCCACAAAAACGCCCTCCTCTGTTCGAGTTATTGATATGCCGGACGATCTTACCCAACTGTTGAAAAAGCTCAAAAAAGAGCAGACAGAGGCTTTTATGGCACAGGGCTATCGGGATCCTCTCAATCTTGTTTTTAGAAGTACCCGACATTTAGTCCCGACAGATGCGGCCACAAACAAGATGCTTAAGAGCTATCAAACCCAAATCCAGGTACCGGCCCAAAAACAAATCACTTTCCACGGTTTGAGACATGACCATGTTGCTTACCTAGCTAGTCAAAATGTGGACATCTATTATATTTCTCGCCGTCTTGGCCATAAAGATGTTTCGATGACTCTCCGTATCTATGAACACATGTTCAAAAAAGCCGAAGCTAAACAGGTTAAAAAAACACTCAAAGCACTCGATAATCTCTGACCGTGGTCTCAAAGTGGTCTCAATTTTTTGAAAGAAACGGCAATTAAGGGTAAAACAAAAAAGCAGAATCCTTATATATCAAGGGTTCTGCTATCTGTGGTAATCAATTGTTACCTTAAAAGTGCCGCGAACAGGAACAATATATGCCTATAGTATCAGTGTTTATAACGTTCTTGGTCTCAATTTGGTCTCAATTAAAATTTTTCAAAATAAAGTGCAATTAAAATAACTAGATTATTTGCGCTAAAAGTACCATTTTGAATGTCATAATCGCATTGTTGCAGCGATTTTACAATTTTTCTTGCGTTTTGCAACTATGTAATTTATGCACAAAAACAGCCCTCCACCCGCATTAGCGAGCAGAGGGCTGTTGTGATGCAATTAAAATGGGCTGACAGAACCGATGCCAATTTGCAAACGATCGAGTGGCTCGCCAGGCATCCCTGCCCAACCGTCGTACAACGCGATTGACGTGCCATCATCACAGCAAACATCCAACCAGTTTTCCCGCGCCGTTGTTTGTGTGCGGTAATAGGCTTGCTGATACGGCTCACCGGCCGGTGTCAGGTAAATCATCTGCACCTTGTCAATCGTGTGACCGACAATGCCTGCACAGCCATTAACCGTGTCATTTGGATCACCTTTGTAAACCCAGTCGAGCCAGCCATCTTCTAACGTGCTGACGCGATACTGAAGGCCGCCATGATCTACCCGAATGTAAAGCAAGTCGTGTGCGTGGTTTGGCAATCCTGCAAAACCTTCATCGCCGGCACCAAAATTGGTGACCGGATCTAACCAGCCACCATTCTTGAGCTTAAGGCCGTACGTGACGTTGACCTTTTTGACCGCAGCAGTATTGTTTTGTACTGGTGCGGACGGGGTCGACCCACCTTTGCGCCACACTTCATAATACCGCAGGCCATTGCTGATGGAGTTATTGATGTAGGCCGTCACATCATGCCGCGTGATCGCGGTGTTGGCTTGGCCGCCTGTCCAGTAGTCACACGATTCGAATGTTTCGGCGTCATCGTGAATGATACCAACGTGCCCACCAGCACCACCGCTATATGCCATGCCTGCTGAAGACCAGCTCATCAGGACGATGTCGTCCATGCTGACATCCCAGCCGTTATCTCCGCCACCAGCCCACACATGGATACGTGTGAACCCGTTAGCCGCCAGCTGACTGCCTAAGCTCACAGTGGATGGCAATCCGCTAATGTTATAGCCGGCCTCCTTTAGCGCCTGCGATACGGATCCGCTACAATCGGCTGTCCCATCGGCACCGTTACGAGAGCCATACATACTATAGGTAATCGTGCCGATGTGACGATCGAACCAATCATGAATGCTCATTCGTGTACGCCTCCTCTACCGCTTTGTCGATGTCCTGTTCAGAAGCGTCAAGACCTAGCGACTTCGCTTTCTCGTGAAGCAGAGCCACCGCACGCCGCTTCTTGGACTCGTTAGTCTCGTCCTTGTCCGCAAGCGATAGAACCACTTGCGTTGCAAAAGCTTTTAATTGTTCCATTACTTGGCCTCCTGACCTTCTGCCGGTACTGCAGATACTGACTCTGGCACCGCTGAAGATGCCGGAGCGACAGCTGGGGCCGCAGAACTAGCAGATTCTGAAGCTGCCTGGTCAGCCGCTTTATCCGCTTGCAGCGCCTTAATCTGATCCTCTAGCGCCTTGATCTTAGCCGCCTTGGTAGTGATGAGTGCCGGGTAAGCTAACGCCTGCTGGCTGTCACTAACGCCCTCCGTGGTTGGATCAACGGCTACCCCGACAATGGTCAATAATGCAAACACTGCATTGACCACTGCAGTGAGTTCTTTACCCAAACTAGCAAAGTCCCAGTTGTAACCGAAGACTGCCGCCACCGTTTGAATCACCAACAAAGAAGCTGGCACAATGGCCAGCCAGAATTTGACGCTTAATACTCGTACTTTCCAATTAATCTTCATGGTTATCTTCTCCTTTAATGCCTATATGGTCTTCTAATCGAGTGATTCTAACCGAGTGACTGCCAAGCTCGTCATCGTGTGTTTTCAGATGAGCATTCAAGTCTGCCAGCGATTGTTCATGCAATTTAAGCTGACGATTAATCGTATCTGACAACATTTGAATATCAGAGCGTAATGGATCTAAGGCAATCTTTTTGAACAGCCAGCTGCCCGCACTTACACCCACCCCTATGATTGATATGAACTCCGCCCAGTCAGCCATCGTATATCCCAAAAATGTCACTTTCTCACTTCTTCCATAAGGATGTAACGGCTAGTTATAGTTGACTCAATGTCCCGATGTTTTGCTGCTATCTGTGCCCTCTTTTTCAGAAGTCAAAGAATCCTCTGTGTCATAAAGCAATTGCTGAAATTTGGCAATGTCAGCTCGAACTTCTTTCTTGTTCGCGTCATAGAGTGCCTGATTCTGAATTGACTGATTGACCGTATTGGCTCCATTTCCTTCTTGGTCAATAGTTGCGTTCAAATAAGCGACCTGAACATCACCAATGGTGGATGTACCTGTGAGACTGATGCTCTTGTTAGTTTTCAATGCCATGATTACTTCTCTCCTTTTTCGAATGCTTCGTACAACGCTAAATATGCATCAAGATCGGGTCCGCCTATTTCGTTCTCATCAACGTAGTCACTGATAATTCGCTGGACATCGTCAATGTGATTCACATAAGTACCACCTTCGATTTCGGCCTTCTGCTCAAGCCATTCACCATGAACCTTGTTGTACTCACGAGCTAGGTCGGGATTCAGCTGAATATTACCGTTCGAATCTGTTTTTGATTCTCCGTTCTCGTCTTTAAGAGCATACTGAGCGACTAAGGCTTGCTCATCCTCACCAGCAGATTTCAAAGTTTGCTTTAACAATTTGATGAACTTGGCAAGCGCCAGAGCATCCCTGCCCTTAACTTTTATTTGTTCAACAAGTCTGTATACGTTAGCAATATTTGCATTTTCAAGTGTGATTTTCATGTTTTCCTCCCAAATTAAAAGCGCCAGCCTATGCCGTCGCTTTGAGTTCATCGATTTCAGTTTTCATTTGTGCCAGCAGTGGCAAGAGTGCTGCCGCGATCCGGTCGTACTGGATCCCTTCAAGCTCACCATCTGGCCCACGGACAACCAGATCATCGAGACCGGCAGCTTCCAAATCCTCGGCAATCAGGCCAAAGTTTTTCTGTGGTAACTCTTTTTGCTCGCCGCTTGCATATCGCTCAATGGCTGCCTTGTCCAGCCAGTGAGCGTTTGGAACGGTCAGCAACCGCTCAGCCAAATCGGTTGAACGATCACGCTTAATGTTGACCTTGTACTTACTGGCAGACGTGCTGCGGACGAGAGCACCATCAGAAGCAACAAATACGTTTGGAGATGATGAGGTTGTTTGTAACCACGCAGAAGATATCTGCACGTATTCAGCTTCAATGTTAATGCGTGTCCCTCCAGTTAATCCGCTTTTGTTGTAGCCAACCATAATAGATGGAACGGTAGACATTCCCAAACCTGTTGAATATGATCCGCCTCCGATGATTGTCACACCACGATTAGCGCCACCTACAACAGTGTCATAGTTTTTTGAAATCGAAATACCACTGAAATCTTTTTGGAAAAGTGGTGCCCCACTAAGAAAAGAGTTGTTTTCTCCAGAAACAGAGACGGTTAAAACATCACGGCCTACGATTTCAGCGCCCCTTCCATGAGTTTGACTTGATCCGACATTATCGATAGTCAAATAAGGTGTCTGATCCGTGTCAAAAGCATGGGGTTGGACAAATGTCATCGATCCGTTCTTAAGCAAAACACTGTTGGTGCTGTCCGTTACGGATATATATTTTTGGTCGATGTTGATATCAATGTTGTTGTCAGTTGAGTGTATGCGACCTTTCTGGAACTCAACCATCCCTGTATTCAAATTGATGGCCAAGTTAGCGCCAGAAATCGTGCCAGTCACAATAGCTGAGGCGTTCAGGTTGATCACGTTGACGTTGGCCGCATTCAACGTCCCGGTGGTGATCTTGTCAGCAGACAAACTTGCGATCGCTGCTGAGGGGATGAAGGCATTGCCTGTAAAGACAACTGTTGGTGCATCTAGAACAAGCTTGCCGCTTTGAATCAGAGTGCGGTTGGCTTCCAGATTGATCTGACTAAGCACATCGCCTTTGGAGACACGGAGATTAATCGCATCTTGCAGCTGAGTCAATTGCGATCCACCTATTGTATCTGGTTGATAAGCTCCAACAGTCGGTGCAGCAACCAGCATTGGGTGATTGAGCATGATGTTGCAGTTACCACCACTGACATGCACAGCTAGCACAACGGTCACAGCATTTGCCGGTGGCACGATACCTTCAAGCTTTAACAATTGGTGGTCATACGGGCGCGAGATATCAAAGCCAACACTCGGAAAGCCAACGCGTTTCCCCTCGGCGTCAAAAAAGTCAATTTCCAGAAATATAGCTTTAGGCGTTGGCAAAACCAAGTTACCCGTGAAAAAGAGAGTGCCACTAAAGGAATACTTCATACCTTGTACGACATTGACTGATTTGCTATACACATAACGCCAATCATCTGGCCCAAGCCCACTGTTACGGATCTGCAAACTGTTCGATCCATTAAAGCTATCGTACTGATTTGTTCCAATGCCGATGTTGGTATCGGTCGTCCATCCATCTAAGCTTGTAATTTCGCTGTTATAAACAAGATTTCTTTGTCCAATACCACCAACAACACTGGTTAATTGGTTAGATAGTTGCGTTTGCTGTGATTGCAAACCAGTCAGCTGATTCGTTGCGGTTTGCTGGAATCCCTGCAAAGTTTGCAGTGCTGTGGTCGTCTGCCCTTGATTGTTGGCAACTGTCGCCTGAATCCCATCAACCGTAATCTTCAAGCTAGCCACACGTTCATCTGCATAATCCATTGAGTCTTCAGGCGCCGGTGAGTAAACAGGTACTTGGTCCCCTTCGGCCAGCTCTGCTTCAACAACATATAGATCGGCAGTTTCGTCAGCCTTTTTACCACCATTCATATCAAATCTTAGGAATCCAAATTCTTCATCCTTCAGCGTATGGAATTTGGCAGTGATTCGTCTAGCTTCAGAATTTGAAATCCAGATTGACTCTAGCAACAAGTGAATCTTGTTGTCGTCATAATTGTCGCCATGTGAGCCGGCGTCCGTGTCCTTGCTTCGACCTAAGAAGTAAACAGAGACTGATTTGACGTTAAAATTATGGAAGCCAACGAATTGAACGGTATAATCTGTGTCCGGCTTGACCGCGACAACATCAGACCGCAGATGACCATCCAAGCCATCCGTAGTCGTTAATTTGATCAAATTGTCCCGACCATTGTGGTAAAACTGGTGCGTTGACAACTTTACGATTGTCGTGGCGCTACCCCAACCTATTCGAGTCCAATGAGCTAAATTGATCATATTTGAGGTGTTGAGCAACAAGTTTCGATTGCCGAATTTCAAAGCATCAACCTTGCCAGAAATCGAGCTGAACTGGGCATTAAACTGACTGGCAGTCGCCGTGATCTGTCCCTGCGTCCACGACTGTGTGGCATATGGCGTCAGCAGGCCGGTCACATCATTCTTGGTCATCGTCAAAGACAACTTATCATTTGCAAGCTTGAGATCAGCACGCAGTTGATTGACTGACCCATTGATGGTGTTAACGACACTTTGATCGGCTTTAAGTTGCAATCCATCGGCAGTCTGTTGAGCCAGCGTTTTCGCTGAGGTGACTTCACCCGACAACTTGTTTATGTCCGTCTTAGTCGCCAATGTTGCCATCGTTCCTGCTAAATCATCAGTTTTAGTAACCAATGTAGCCACTGTCGTCTTCTGGTCTGTCGCAGTCTCCAAAGCAGAATTTGCAGTCGCCAAGGCGGTTTTCGCATCAGATGCTGCTGACACTGCTTGTGTTGCAAGAGCATTGGCCGAGTCGGCTGCACTTTTAGCCGCCTGTGCAGTCTGATTGCTCATTGAAGCCAACTGTGCGCTACTGTTTGCTTTTGCCACAGCATCATTGGCAGCTTGTTTGGCAGCAGCAACATCAGCGATTGCGGTGTCAACCTTCTTCTGAACCTCGGTGCCAAAAGCGTCACCGGTTTCGGCATTCCATTGGCCATCATGAAAGAGCCACATAATTGTTCCCTTGGCAGTCGTTTGATAGTATACGTCACCGGTTTTACCAGCAATATTCAGATCGACCGGCGATTGATCTCCCCAGCCTGTTGAATTCATGCCATTTTTCGCCTTCGCAATCACGACCTTATCAACTAACTCAATCTGTGACTTGATCTCGTTGACCCGGCTACTGAGATTGCTATATGCAACATCTGGCCGCGATGTACTGTCGTACGTCTGTGTTAGATAGCTGTGATTTGACGGTTGCCAGGTATATCCAGTCAAACGCGCTCTCACATCAATATCATCAAGCTTGTGCGTGATGGTTACCGTATCGCCTGGCAACACAGTGGTAGTGATGCTTAAATCCTTGTACTCTTCAGTATTCTCAAGCAACGCCACATTCAACTTGTACGTCCACTTGGCCTCATCAATATGACTTTCGGAGAACTCTTTCGCAGCGGCAGCACGAAGTAACTCGTACGCTTCTTGAACCGGAACAGCACCTTCTTGATTCCCTGTTGCCTGTGTTTCGTCAATGGCCTTGATGTCCTGATAGGTTTTGGTGCCAATCTTCGGTTTGCGATAATTGCCTAACTTGGGGCTGTCAACATACAACTCAGGCAGTAAAAGACCATTGTAGCCTTCTGGCAGCAGTCGCGTAATGATACCACTACTGTCCTTGGTCGCTTCGTATCCGGTCAAGTTGTGTGCATATTCAAAATGAACACCACGATCTTTTCCTAGACGAGGGTTGACGCTGAAACTAAAGTCCTGCCAATCGAATTCACCACCCCAGCGGTTAAGAAACGAGTTGTCATCCGTTCCCAAAAGTGCCTTGATGATTGACATTCTAACCAGCCGGGCATTGGTTACATTTCCGATTGTTGATAGAACTTTGAAGCCAGTTGGATAGTTGGCAGCACGCATGATCTGATCAAGTGCGCCCTGGCCATCTTTGTCAACGATGTTGGTGTCCGCGATGAAATCATCGTTAAGATCCCAGAACACGTGATAAGCAGTGATGCTAAGATGACCCATTGACTTGATCACTTGCGCGATTCGAAAAGCAGCCTTGCCCCCCGGAACTGGCACGCGCACGATATTTTCAGCCACGAGGTCTCCAGCATGTTCGCTAAACATCGGATAATCGAACGTCAAGGTGAACTTCGCGTTGAGCTGCCAAGTGACGATATCATTGCTGATGTCGTCCAAAGCATAGCCGTGGTGACTGAAATCAGTCTGGTCACGCGGATAGAGTTCAATATCGGTACTCATACATAACACCACCTAGGTTGCACTGTGATACTTGTGACGCCGGTCAAAATGACATGATTGACACCTGGCACAAAGAGCGGCCAATCACCCGCTGTCGAGGTTGTGATATCCTTGTCAGCCATGGTCGCCGTGTGTTTAGCACAGTCGAGAGTGGCAGGCGCTGTCAGGCTGTCGATTGAGAACTGGTTCGTGTTCACGGAGATCTTGACTGTTCCGGACCCTGACACGGTGAGCAACGGTTCCGCTGCCACGTTACCGGGGTTCACGATGTCAAAGTTAGCCGTGAACGTCTTTGGATCAGTTATCTGATACTCAAGCGGATCCAAAGTGAAGCTGGGCTTGTAGGAGCCACTGACCTCCACATCGTCTACCGAAAACTCGCCGATCGTGACTGACTTGATGAGCCGATAGAAGTCGGGGTCATCACTCAACACTAGCTTCGACGCGGATTGCAGTAACTGCCGTGTCTTCCGCCATGACTGGTTGAGCGTCTTGAAGTCCACGAGTTTGAGTTCTGGTGACCAAGTAATATCCATCCAACCCCGTTTCTCGGTTAATGAACCACTCAAACGGCCAGGCACGTCTGTGAACTTCACATCGCGCTTAGCTGCGGGAATGTTTGGCTTCTTAGTGACCAACGTCCCCGGCACATACTGGGCCAGAGGTTGACCGTCCAGAATTAATTCAACCATCTGTTATCAAAGCCTCCTTCCATAGCTAAAGTTTTGAGTTGCATCCTGCTGTTTCAAGTAGTCCGAGGTGTATGGACCGGTGATAGTCGCAAACGTGCGGCCATCCACCTGCAGCGTAATTGGTCCTTGGGATGGCATATGAGCCGCAATAGCTGCACCCAACTTATTCCACGTATCATCGTTCAGTGGAATAACGCCCTCCGGCCCAGCTTCGCCACCAACCTGTGCCCGGCCATTGTTATTGGCAAACATAGTCGGCTGCGTCATAATGCCACCTTGCGCGTACCAGTCAATACCCAAATAAGGGATAGATCCATGCAAAAGATCACCAACAGACCAACCACTGGGTTGGATGCTGAAATGCGGCATTGGAATATGTGGCCAGTGGATACTGAAGTTGAAGAAACCTCGAATGGCGTCAATCGCTCCTCGAACGATATCTTTTGCAGTATTGATTGGCCCAGAGATTGCATTTTTGATACTGTTCCAGACGTTAGATGTCACAGAACTAACCGCATTCCAAGCACTTGAAATAGCATTTCTAATACCTCCCACAACATTTGAGATAGTCGATTTAATGCTGTTCCACACATTTGATACTGCACTTTTAACCCCGTTGAAAATGTTTGAAGTAGTCGAACTAACCGCGTTCCATGCATTAGATACAACTGACTTGACTGCATTAACAACAGTTGAAACGACATTCTTGATATTGTTCCAAATGCTTGAAACAACACTTTTAACCTTGTTGAACACACTAGAGGTAACACTACTAATGGAATTCCATGCACTCCGGATCACGTTACCTATGCTGGCTAGGATTGGCCCAAAGAATGATTTAATACCATTCCAAACTTTGGTGATGATACCCTTAATTAAATTCATTGCGGTCGTAATAATGGTCTTCCAGATATTGAGATACGTACCAATAATGACAGCAATAGCGGTAATCGCCACCGTAAAGATTACTTTGATTCCGTTCCATAAAGCAGAAAAGAAGGACTTAATACCGTTCCAAATTGACTTAATGACATTTACAGCGACTGTAAAAGCTGGCTTCAAAAAATTGGTAATGCCATTAATCGCCACCGTAAATATTTGCTTGATGCTTGTCCACATTCCAGAGAAGAAACTGGTAACGGTACTCCAAACACCCTTGAGCCAAGTGACAATCGCACCCCAGTTCTTGATAACCAAAACGACTGCGGTAATCGCGGCAATTACAGCCGCAATCACTCCGACAATCGGCAAGAGCGTGGCCATAAAAGCTCCCATGCCTGCGGCCCCTAGACCAGCCCCTGTACCGGCAGCGGTCGCGCCAACACCGAGCATTGGTAGAACTGTTGCAACTGCAGTGATAACTGGTGCCAAGACACCAAGTGCGACAGTGATCGCACCAAACGCAACAACCAGCGCTTTCACGGGTGCTGGTGCCTTATTGAATGCATCACTGACACCTTTAACAATTGGCAGAAGCCTCTTGATCACAGGCAATAGGGTCTCTTGAATTGTTCCACCAATCTTGCCCATAGTCTGTTCGTATTCTTTCTGAGCTTGTTTGGCCTTATCTACTGGATCCAAGGTCTGCTTAAAAGATTTCGAGACGGTTCCACCAGTATCTTGGGCTGATTTTTTTAGACCATCAAGTGAAACTTTGCCGTCACGGATGGCTTGAGCCATCTGTGGACCTGACTTGGCGCCAAATGTTTGAATTGCAATGTTAAAAGCATCTTGGTCTGTCTTAGCATCTTTGATTCCTTTGAAAGATTCCGTCATGACATCGCTGAAAGATTTGTTCTCAGTTTTGGCGGCAGAGAATGCCTTCTGCATGCCCTTGAGCACTGTGGAAGAATCAATCCCCGATTTGCTCCAGGACGCAAGCAGTGGAATTCCCTGCTGAAGACTAATGTGCAATTGTTTGAAGGCTGGGTATGCCTTTGATGCATCTTCTTCAAGGTCGGCAACTGGTACACCTGTCCGCTGAGACGCCGCAGCAAAGGCATCAAGTACGCTAGGAATATCTTTAGCGCTGAGATTGAATCGTGACATGGAATCATGTAATGCGTTGACCGCGTCAGTCCCAGACTGACCTGTGATCTGGCTGAACTTGGCAACGTCCTCGGATGTCTTTTCCAGCTGCGGACCACTCAAATTGAATTGACTAGTAAGCCCTGCCATGGTATTCGACAAATCCATCGATTCCATCTGCGCACCAGACTCGGAGCGTTCAACTTTCTCAAATGACTCACCGAGCTTATCTGCAACGTCTCCAACAGCGCCAGTTTTGCTAGTCAGGTTATCAACAGCGTCATCAGTTTGTGTCCATGCTTCCTGCGCCTTTTGGTTAAAATCTTGTAGGCCTTGACCAGCAGATTGAAATCCATTGGCGACAGTCTGCAGCCGTTCAGCAGCTGTGTTCTTAGCAATCTCGTCAAGTTTGGAGCTAGTATCTTGTGACTCCTTACCCAATTTATCCATTTGGTTACCCAAATTGGCCACAGATGTTTCGGCGTCATTCAACTTGACTTTCATCTGTGTTGCTTCAGCTGAGTTTTCTCCGTAAGCGGTGACCGTTTCCTTCAACTGTTGCTTCAAGTTATCAACTTTTTGCCGAGACAAGTCCATTTGTTCCGACAATTGCCGTTGGGCGGCAGCTGTCTTCTGCGACTCGGAAGCATTATCACCTAGTTGGGCATTTTCCAGTTTAGCCGATGAAGACGCGAGCTTAAGTTTAGAATCAAGCTCGCCCTCTTCCTTCTGCAGGTTACTGATATTGTCTTTGGCATCATTAGCTTTGGAACCTTGCTCACTGAGTTGGCTGTTAACTTGATCAAGAGCACGTTTCAGGTTGTTTTCAACCCGTTGTGCATCCGCAACCTTGCCGACGAGCCGATCAAATGAAGAGCCAGATGTTTCACCACGATCCTGCATCGTCTTCAATTGTTCAGACAGAATTTGCGTTCTTTTAGCAGCAGCTTCGGATTGAATTTGCAATTTCTGTTGTTCAGCAGCCAGTTTCTGAGTCGAACTAGCATTCTCATCCATAGACGATATCTGGGCTCGATATTCCTTTGCGGCCGTGTTCATCACGGCGTTGATGTCTTTCACTGTGTTAGCAAACTCTACTTGACCATTCATCTTGAAATCAAGAACAACGTTTTGAGTTTCGTCAGCCATGATTTTCCTCCTTTCTTAATTAGTTAAAAAATGGAATATCGTCCAGTGTGACCTGTTTCCGAATGGGATTAGGTTTCTCTTTGTAAATACCATCAGGATTATTAATCTCGATATAGATTAGATATTGTTTCAGCCACAGATTAGGCGTTAATTTCATGAATTCTTGAAGCGAGTATCCCATCAGCGCTTTCGCCACATACAAATAAAAGGCCCAGGGGTAATCGTTATCCTCCTGGGCCTCACCTTCCTGTTGTGGCGACTTTATTTTTTTATGTCACTTAGTTGGAAGTTCTGCTCATTTAGAATATCCATTGCCTCTTGAATAACACTAGGAATTTCCGAAAAGGGAATAGCACGGTTCATCTCATCGAAGGTAGTTTCCGTACCTCCACCGACAAGTAAGCCGTAAACAAGCGCCCAAATGAGTTTCATGGTTTTCTGATCGCGATGAATCACTTTCCGTTTGAGCATAAGATTCAAATCCTTCTCGAATGTTTTGTAGCCTTGCCCATATGCGGATTCAATAGCGTTAATTGAGGAAAAAGTGAACGCTGCAGGTACCTTTGCACCTTGAATCGTGATGAAATGATTGTCTCGGAGCCTAACTAGATCAGAGAGCTTCGCCATATTCCTTTGTCCTCCTAATTAGCAAAAATCGTTAATTTCCCGCCTTGTTTGGCAATCGTCTTAACTGCTTGCGGGGCTACACTTTTGGGATTGCTTTTTGTTTTGCGATCGTTTCAAGCTGTTCTGGAGAAAAAATAACCTGCTTGAAAAAGTCGTCAACAGTCAGGTCAGCACTGTCTCGGGCTGAATTATAGCGTGAGTAGTAAATACTCGAATTACGCAAACCACCTGCGTTGTAGACGACATCAGGGTTGACTTCCTTGAATGACTCTTCAGAAGTTGCATGAGTTTCATTAACAGCAGGGTTAAGTGTACAAGACGTCAACCAGATGCCATCATGCTGTCCATTGGCCAACCATGTGTCAAAACCAATTGCAAACTCTGGCATTGATTGTGCAAGCGTGGATCCAAACTCGACCCCATGCTTCGCTGCGATGCCTTTCATTGCATCCAGAACTGCAATTGGCATCCCGATATGGGTGTGTGTCACTTCAATACTGGTTTCTTGCGTGATTGTCCCGAACTTTTTACCGCTGGCATAAATGTCGTTCGACTTTCCATTCCCTTTGAAGGCAATCTTTTTGATGTTCGGGATCCGGATAACACTTGTATCGAAGACCGGATCAGTAGATGCCGTCTCATTTTGCTTTTTCATAGCGAAAAACATATCACCAATAGTGAGCTCTAGCTCAATATCGTTTGCTTTGCTTGGTTTATCAGACATAGCAATTCCTCCTATTTTTTCAATGCATCCATGACCGGTTTGACCATAGTCTGCATGATTGTATTTTTGTTGGCAGCAAAGGTGTTGTGAACATAATTGCGTGCCCTGATTCCTTGATGGTTCTTGGGACTTGTCCCATGCTCCAGAAAGAGCCACCAAAATGCATTTCCAAACGTCACTTGGATGTGATCGCCCTTGTCAACAACCTGTAGCTTATCTCTTAACGTCCCATAGGTTTGTGCGAGCGGAGCGTTAGGATCACTTGGCAACTCGGGCCGGAGCTTGTCAGCAAATTGACTTGCTGCGGCAACAAGCCCTTCTTTTGACACTGAATCATCTACTTTGATACCACTGAGATACTTGGCCATTGTTTCAAAACCGTTGTTATTGACCACCCGCAATCACCTCGATGTACGTGTACAAATCCGTGATAGTTTCATCATTTTCATCGCCCGGAATGCCTCTGAATGATTGGAACGGGACATCATCAAACGTCTTGATGAACGGCAGTAGCTCGTCTTCAACGCCCTTTGTATACAAAGACACCTGATACTCATTCACGATTAACCGTGTACCCGTGCTGGCTACTAGACGCTGAGTGTTTGTATAGGTGTATATCCAGTACGGATACTTGGCCGTCCGTGGTGCAACGTCTCGATAGACCGCACCCAGTTGCTTGAGTCTGGCCAGAAACTCGTCAAATGTGATCAACATAGTCCAGACTCAACTCCATTCTTTGATTGTCGGGCGTCTCGTAGATTCGTGTGATTTTGTAATCAGTTCCTCTGATCCGGACACGATTCCCACCCTGAGTAATCGACATATCCCGACGAATCAAAATGCGCAAGACGACATCCTGCTTGTTCTGCTGCGCGAGATATTTTTCAGTTGAGGTGATCCCAATGTCGGCGTAATACAAGACCCGCTTGTCTTCCCACGTTTGTTTTGGACGGTCGTGTGCGTCAACGCCGTCCTTAAGTTCCAACAGTGTGGCTATCCACCTGAGTTGGTTCGTTAGATTGACTGTCTGGGTCATCTGTTCTCACCTCCAAGTAGAAGATTGGCTCCAAGGCTTCAAGTGCCGCCGCTAGATCGTCACCGGCAGATCGATTGTCATTCATCACGGTAGCAACCATAAGCTGCAAGTATTTCACGCTATGGCCAACTTTACGCTGGACATACTTGTCAGCTGCGTCCAGATAGAATTGCAGCATGGAAGGGTCCATGTCATCTTCCAATCGGATGTGTTGTTTTAAGAGATCTAACAAGGTTGGTTCTTCTTCAGATTTCTCGTCAGCCATCTTTGATCACCGCCTATCCTAGACTAGGTGGCGTTGTTGGCACAGTTGCGCCAGGTGCATCAATCGGATCACTGGCCACTGAAGACAGTGTCTTGGTGTTGTCTGTATCAAAAACAACCTGATAGTCACCATCTTTGACGACTGTCCCATCGGCCAATCCGGTAACGTCAACTTCACCAGTGCCCTTATTGCCGACAGCAACCACCTTGCCTTTTTGGAGTGCCTTTAAGAATTCGGCGCTCCGATCTGGTGTATCAGCCATGTTCTAGCTCCTTTCTACTTTGCTGTTAACTTAACCCCGCCCTTGATTCCTTCAGACTTAACTGATTGCGGGGCTACACTTTTGGGCCTGCTGTGAGCAATGCTGCCCCCTTGGTTGTTAAAAGACCTGCGTCAGCAATTGCATAGGCACCATAATCAGTGGAACGTCCCTTGACGTGGTCTTCTGTTGCTACTGTGAGTGCTTGGTTAATGTTAACAACGACTGTATCTGCCACATCCGCAATCAGGACGTCCCCATCATTGACACCAGCATCCGGTTTCACAACTAAACCAAGAATGCTACCAACGCCTCCATTGATTGGGCTAGCAATAAACAACGGACGACCTTGACCATCAACGATGTTTGCCAATTGATTCCAAATGGTTTTGCTATTTGCATAAACTGCCGCCTTGCCAGCAAAACTAGAGTGGATCTTGGCCATGGTGCTAGTGATATCCTTATATGCGATTTGATCCTTATAAGTGGCAACTTGTGGCGTCCCTTTTTCGGCCTTCAATGCAGTCTCAATGCCTAGCGGTGAATTTTTACCATCGCCTTGATGAATCGCAACACCAAGCGCAACACCCAGACGATCCCCAAGCTCTTGAGTCAAGAAACTGATGAAGTCCTCTTCAGACATGCTCTTCATCTTCCAGGACACGGTGGCGACTTTATTCAGCTCGTAACCTTTAAGCACCAATTGACTGAATTTATTTTGTTCATCATCAGCCTGCGTGTTTTCGTCAACCCACTGAGCATCACCAGAAACAATGCCATCGTGCTTGTTGATGGTCAGCGTGCCAGAAACGTTGAATTTCTTGGCATCAGCGAAGGCTGGATATTGTTCTTCTGCGATCTTCCAGATGCCAGCTGCCACAGTGTTAGGAATCAAGGTCGGGGTGTTCCCCGTTTGGTGAGAAAATGGTGCGCCATTAAGGCGCGCGTTTTCCTTATCGAATACAGCCTGCTCTGCAGTATTGAGAGTGTGACCCAAAAGCGTTTTAGCCCATACCTTGTCATAAGTCGGCTGTGTTTTGGCAACAGTGTTCAATTTGGTGTTTTCAAGAGACTTTCCAACACCAACAATGTCGTTGGCTGGTGCTACCTGAGCCAAGGTGATTGGCGCATGGTCATCCAGGGCTGCCAAGTTGGCTTGGTCTTTTGTTTGCTGATCCCACTTTGCGTCCAAATCCTTCACGGACTTCATTGCTTTGTTGGCATCCTCAGACTTCCCCTTATCAATTGCGGTGCGAGCATCGTTCATCAGAGCTTCGCGTTGCTTCAAGTATTCTTCTTTGTTCATGAGGTTATTCCCCTTTCAAATTTAAGAGATTGTATTCTGCATTCAAAAGCGCCATCTGATCATCATCAGACGGCGCTCTTTTTAGTGCTGTTGTGTTTCGGAGGTGTTTCATTTGGTTCAGCGTGGCAAGACTTGGAATCTTATTCAGGCTAGCAGTCATGATCATTTTCCCTGGCTTCTCCGCATTGTCAAACATCATCTTGTCAGCAAACCCTTTTTCAATGGCAGTCTGCGGATCCAGCCAGTAAGTTGAATCCATCAAGTCAAGGATTTCTGTTTGAGATAGACCCGTCTTGGCCATATAGGCATTAGCTATTGCTATGTTTGACTTCTTTAACGAGTCCGCAGCATTCTGCATGTCATGATAGTCACCCATCTGTCCACTGGAGACATTGTGGATCATCATCATCCCTGCAGGTGACACGGCTACGACATCACCCGCCATCGCGATCAAAGATGCAGCGGAATATGCCACACCCACAACGTTCACATTGACCGGTCCTTTATAAGCACGAAGCATGGTGTAAATTTCAGAGCCGGCATCGAGAATTCCTCCACCTGAATTGATCTCAACGGATAAGTCGTCACCATTAGCCTTGTTAATTAGATCAGAGACGCTTTTAGGTGAAGCATAGTCATCGCCAAATAGATCGTAAAGCCATCCGTAATCATTAGTAACGATGTCACCTTTAATCGGTACCACTGTCGTCATTATCATCACCTCCTTCCGTTGGATCAGGGGCACCGTCGCTACCAGTTGCTGAAGGCACTGTCCCTGTATCCTTCCGGAGTAACA